CTTTAACCATGACTGAACACACTGACGAACAACTTCTTGCCATGGCTATGGCAAATCTTGGTGAGTACATTCATGACAACTCACCACGTTATGTATTAATCGAAGAAGACCCACGTAACGAAGATGACTTTGATACGTGGAGTTATGGATGTGAACCATTACCTCACGACCATACTTGGCGATCTACTTCTGTAGATGTAAGTCCAAGTAAGGAGGCGTGCTGAAATTAGTAAACAGAACGCACTTAAAATGCGTCGGTCTTTGACTTTGCAGGTGCAAGTCCTGTCGCCTCTACCAAACCATTTACTTAACACAACATCATGTCTATCTTTTCCTGCTTCAAACATCTCGTGCCCCAGCCCCATGCTTACATGGATGCTGACCAACGTTACAATCTTGGTCTGACTTGGGCTGATCAAGATGGGCTTACAGACTGCCACAATCTTGAGCTCAGGTATGTGCGTAACTCAGAGCGTCTTGCGCTCCAGGGGGAACCACAGCCTGATGGCTCATGGCAATATGTAGAAGCTGATGGTATGGTCCACACCATTACCGCTGAACGAGCTCAAGCTTTCATGCAGAAAACGCATGAGCATGCAACCATTATGGTTCAGATGCTTGAGCGTCTTAAGGAAGCTGGAGCATTAGATAACATTGTTGACGCCGCTGTCCAAGCAGCCTAAACTCAATACGGAATCCCATCTGCCCCCAGCAATGGGGGCTTTTATTTATGAATGATTCTCAACTTACCGAATTGATTTTAAAGTTTAACGCTGCAATTCCTGATGGTTCTTGGGATCAAGTAAGACTTGCCATCATATCAACTATTGTTGATCAAATGGATCTAGATACTTTACTTAAGATTGTAGAGATGAGTCTTAATGAATATTATCTTGAGAATAAAAATGAATTGATTACTGATTTGGTAAACTACACCAACGTAGACATTGCTGCTCAACTATTAGATTCTTTAAACTTAGATCAATCTTCTCAAGACTTAATTAATTAAATCTTTACAATGACTTTTGAAACATTAATTCGATCTACTTGTCCTAAATGCAATGAACCTAAATTGTATGTCACTGAAAGCCGTAAGACAAAGAATGCACAACGTCGACGTAAAAAATGTGAATCATGTGGTCATTGTTTGACTACATATGAAATCACACAAGAAGTATATCAAGCAAGTAAAGATGATGTTGATATGCTCCAACGTTTACGTAAGTTATTAAAAGAAATTCCTTCATCTGTTATTGTTCCTGAGCTTGAATTTTTGTGTGTTACATGCAAATTTAATAATGGTAATCGATGTGACTTTGATATACCTGAATACTTTACTGATCAAGCATTTGATTGTAACTTAGTTAAGACTAAGTAGTAAACAAAAACACACTCACAAATTGAATGACTGCTGAATTAATTTGGGCTACACCTAACGCTGAGCAACTCATTGTAAAGATGGCTCGCGTTTCAAATCCATCAAACGAAAGTAACATGGCTACTGCTCCAGGGTTACTTCGTTACTTGATTAAACATCAACACTGGTCTCCATTTGAACTTGCTAATTTATGTGTAAAAATTTCAACACAACGTGATATTTCTGCACAGATACTTAGACATAGATCATTTACATTTCAAGAATTCAGTACACGATATGCAGTAGTAAGTAATGGATATGATTTACCAAGATTAAGGAGACAAGATAATAAGAATCGTCAGAATTCTTTTGATGATTTAAGTGAAGATATTGTAGATACTTACACAGGTCGTATGCTTGATCTGTTTAATGATATGGAAACTTTATATGAAAAGATGTTAAATGAAGGAGTAGCAAAAGAAACTGCTCGACGTATTCTTCCGTTATGTACTAATACAACTATGTACATGAATGGGACTATCAGATCGTGGATTCATTATTTAAATCTTAGATGTGATGTTGCAACGCAACTAGAGCATCGTGAAATAGCTAATGAAATTAAATTAATATTTAATACACAGTTTCCAATTATTGCAGAAGCTGCTTTCAGTTAATAACAATACGTCCTGAGTATGACGTTAAACTGCTCACCAAATTCAACTTTAATTCACTATGAAACTTCTTAACTTCTCTACAGGAAATGCTAAGCTTGGTCCCAGATTAATTTTTAGTTTGCCTGCTGGATATTCATGCCCTCATGCCGGTGTCTGTAAGACAATGGCTGATCGCAACACAGGAAAAATTCATGACTTGCCCCAGCAAAACGGACCAAGCTGGCAGGACTACCGTTGTTTTGCAGCGATGGCTGAAACTAGACCTAACGTACGGAATAGCCGTTGGTCCAACTGGGATTTGATTCGTGAAGTTATGTATTCACAAGAGAATCAAACTACTGCATTAATTGATTTGATTATGGCATCTATTGCAAAAGCACAACCTATAAGAAAAACTTATGAGTTAATTCGTATACATGAGTCAGGTGATTTTTGGACACAAGTATATTTCAATGCATGGATGGAAGTTGCTCGTCAACATCCTGAAATGAAACTTTATGCCTTTACCAAATCACTTGGTATGTGGCATGAAAATCACCACAAGATTCCTGAGAACTTTTATTTAACAGCATCTATAGGTGGCACTCTTGATTACTTGATTCCCAGGTATCCTGAAGTGTTTCCTCGTGTTGCTTACGTTGTATACACTGAAGAACAGGCGGAAGAAATGGGTCTAGAAATAGATCATGATGATAAGCATTGCTTTGGTTCCAAATCATTTGCACTTCTTGTCCACAATGTACAACGCGCTGGCTCTGATGCACAAAAAGCATTGACTAAACGTAGGAAAAATAACGAATGGACTGGATACAAAAATAAAACCCATTAAAAATTTAGTTGCATTTATCAGGAAAGCTTGTATCATTTAACAAGCTTTCCTAAAACTAATGGCTTACGTAATTGGCACGTGTAAAGATGATGCAACGTATTGTGTACGTGCATCTATTGAAAACAACTGCTTCTTGTTGGTTCCTGTAGAATCTGATTCGGACTTGTCTCGTATTTTTTGTCATCCTTACAGGGATGGCGCGACACAAATATTAAATTGGATTAACGAAAATGAATGCGAGCTTGCCAGTGAAGGACTCCAAGTTTACGATGAAGGCAAGTTCCGCCGATGAACGATGGTTAGTGTTCGACTTAGAGACCGATAATCTTTATGACAAGGTCTCTAAAATTCATTGCATGGTCATCCATGATATCAACAGAAACCAAACTATTACTTACGGGCCTGACCGCATTGCTGACGGTCTTGAGCATCTGGCTTGTGCTGATGTTCTACTAGGCCATAATATTATTTTTTATGACATACCAGTAATTAACAAGCTGTATCCTTTCTATCACTTTAAAGCTGCTAGAAAGATTGACACACTCATTTGTACCAGGTTGATCTGGCCTAAGGAAAAACTCTATGAACTTGACTGCGAACAATATCAGGAAGTTCCACCGAAACTCCGCGGTTCAGCATCGCTTAAAGCATGGGGTTATCGGCTTTCTGATTACAAAATTGACTTCAAAGACTTCTCGGAATACTCCGAGGAAATGGCAACGTATTGCCGACAAGATGTTTCAGTTACAACAAAACTCTTTACAGAAATTACAAAACAAAATTATCCAGAACCTGCGCTTGCACTTGAACATTCCTTTGCTTTGGCAATTGAAAAACAAATTAGATCAGGTTTTCCTTTTGATGTGGATGCATGTCTTGATTTGGTGGATGATCTCAGAACAAAACAAGCAAAGCTTGAAGAACACTTAAAGGAAATTTTTCCACCTATCGAACATAAAGAAACGTTTGTACCTAAAGTAAACAATAAAAATCGTGGGTATACCAAAGGTGTACCATTTGAAAAGATTCGCATAGAAGAATTTAACCCTGGTTCACGTCAACAAATTACTGAACGTCTATCTCAGAAATATGGTTGGGTACCAGAGAAAACAACAGAGAAAGGTAATCCAATTCTTGATGATGATGTACTTGAAGCTCTACCCTATCCTGAAGCACAACCGTTAGCTGAATATATGTTAATCAAAAAACGTCTAGGACAAATTGCTGATGGCAACAATGCTTGGATCAAACTTATTAACAATGAAACTTCTAGCATCCACGGAGATCTTATTACTAACGGATGTATAACCGGAAGAGCAGCCCATCGAAACCCAAACATGGGTCAAGTGCCAGCAGCTTACTCCCCATATGGAAAAGAATGCCGAAGCTTGTTCCATGCTCCTGACGGGTGGCATCTCATTGGTGTTGACGCTAAAGCACTTGAGTTACGTTGCCTCGCTGGATACCTTGCTATTTGGGATAATGGTGAGTATGTATCTGTAGTCACCAACCCAGAGATTGATATTCATGTTTACAATCAAGAAAAATTTGGTGTGAAAACCAGAGATATATCAAAACGTTTATTGTACGCTTTACTATATTCTTGTGGTGCTGTTAAAGCCGGAACAATTATTGATCCGCATGAAAAAGATGAAACAGTTCTGCGTCAACTAGGAAGTACCGCAATCAATTCATTCATGAATGGAGTACCAGCATTGAAGCGATTAAAAAATAAAATCGCTTCATCTATTCAAGACCGTGGTTGGTTATATGGATTAGACAAAAGAATCTTATATTGTCGTTCAGATTTTAAAGGATTAAATGTGTTGCTTCAATCGTCTGGTGCAGTGATTATGAAACAGGTTGTTATTAATTTGCACCAAAGTATGTACGATGCTGGCTATCAATACGGCATTGATTGGCAACAGCATGCTTTTGTACATGATGAAATTGAATTAAGTTGTAACATTAAAAATGTACCTGAAATTACCAAGATTTGTTTAAAAGCTTTTGAAGAAGCTGGTAAATTTTTTGGCTTTCGTTGTCCAATTCAAGGAGATGCAAAACATGGAAACACTTGGTTTGACGTTCACTAATATAAAAGAATGGTTTGATTATAAAGAGGGGGATTTATATTGGAAAAAAACACCTGCAAGACAAATTAAAGTTGGAGATAAAGCAGGTTCTTTAAATGCATATGGTTATATTCGAGTAGGTTTTAAAGGAAAAGAATATATGTTGCATCGTTTAATTTGGTTATGGCACAATAATAAACTAATTGAAGGTTTACAAATCGATCACATTAATCAATGTAAAACAGATAATAAAATTGAAAATTTAAGGCAAGTTACTCCTTCCAAAAATAAGTTAAATAATAAAGCAACTTATGTTAGCTACTCTAAAAAATCTAAAACTTGGGTTGCATATGGGCCCGCAATAAACCGTAAGTTTAAACATATCGGAATGTTTCAAACAAAGCAGGAAGCTGAAGAAGCTGTTAAGCTGTACCTCTCGTCCCAGGTATGACGTTAAACTGCCTTACCACTTAACATCTGATCCGATGAATCTGTCATTTCTTTGCGCCCAAACAACAGAAGCACCTAAGGAAAAAGCAATTAGCGAATCCTCATTTGCAACAACTTGTAACTTGTTGCTTCCTCCTGTTGGTAACAAGGCACCTACTCCAATTCAATTAAACGTTTACGGCAAAGCTGCTGAACGTTTCTCACGTATACCTGCTAACTCTCAAATTTACATTCATGGGGCGAAGCTGCGCTTTGATCTGGACACAAAAACATACTCTCTTCACGGAGGTATTGTTACCAAAGTTGACCCTTCATTTCCAATCCTCAACACCATCGTTCTTAGCGGACGGTGTGTCAAAGATATTAATCAAGAAGATGCACGTGCATTTAAAACCACTGCAGATGGTTTGATGATTTGCAATCAAACTCTTTCTGTTAATACTGGTCGCAATCAAGCAGATCTATTTAACTTCTACGCAATCAATAGTGCAGAAGATAAACTAAACAATGCTGAACTTCTTGTTAACTTTACGCGTAAAGGTGTAGGCCTTACGATCCAAGGGAGATTGGTTACTGATTCTTGGTTAGATAAAGAAACCAAGGAGAAAAAATCTTTGACTAAAATTCAATTGGTAACAATGACCTTAGCTCCCAAAATGGGAGCCAGTGAATCAAAACCAATTCAACCGCAGGCAACCATTGCGCCAGGCTCAGGAGTTGCTAGTCTATGGGGCGGCAAGAGTGCCGAAGACATTGCTGAGCCCTGGGGTGGCCTACCTAATTTGCCAACTCATGGCATGACCAGTGTTCCCAACGAAGACCCTCCCTTTTAAATCCCATGACTGTTTACAACCATTACGAATTTAAACACCAAAATGATGGCACCACTTATGCAATGACATTCGAAGCAGGAATTGCAAGTATTGCAATTGATAACTTTGTTTCATTTTTAAATGGTTGTGGTTTTTCTTCTGACTTCATCTATGGATACATGTCTGAAATTACTGAATTACATTTTGATATTCAAGCTGCTAAACAAAAAGTAGATAACAATTTGAATATGGCGCATCACAAAAAAATCGAAAATTTTAATTAAGAAACCGTCCTGGGTATGACGTTAAACTACCTGCCATTCAATACAAAAACCCATGACTACTTCTTTGCTTGATTCCCTTAGGGAATCTGACACCGACCAAGAACAATCTCTTGCACCTACTAAGACCACGACTAAAGTTATGACTACGAAAAAAACTACTGCTCTAGCTACTCGGAACCTTGATTCATTCAAGATGTTCCAATCCAAAGAGTTTATCTCTGGGTATCAAAATCTTGTTACGATCCAGCCTCTTAACAAATCTAAGACACGTGGTTGGTTTGTACGTAAGTCAGACCTAGACACATGCGGATGGTCTGCAACTGAAGATCAGTTTACTAAAGGTTCAGTTTTTTGGAACTACAAACAAACTTTTGGTATGGCTCCCAATACTTCAGTAGAAGAAGGGTTGAACTTTACTGAACCACGACTGCAGATTCTTTTACGTTCGCCGCTTATGGTTGAAGAAACCACAGGCATGCGTCAAACAATCGGTACCTTTGATGACCCAGCAGTTAAAGAACTGTGGGAAGCTGACAAGATTGCATCTGATCTTGCCAACAGCAAAAACGATATGTACAAACGTAAGTACAGTGTACGTACAAAATACTTGGTGTACATTCTTACCAAGGACAATGAACGTGCCCATAAGATCCCAATGGTCCTTACTTTGAAGGGTCTTAATGGTACTGATGTCAGCGAAAAAGTAAAGCTGTATGAAAAAGAAATGTCTAAGTGCCTGAGCAAAGCTTTGGACTCAGAAATTCCTTTGGCATTTAACGAGAAGTTTTATGCCACCACAGTGTTTATGCCTGTCCTTGCTAATGAAATGCGAGGTGCCAACAATGTTGAGATCTGCGCCATTGAATCCTTTGAGATTCCTGATTACAGCACACAAGAAATTGCTGTTGAATCCTTGAGCAACTTGTCTATTCCTGATGCTGATCGTGAATCAACTTGGAAATTCCAAGAGATGTTTTATGATTACATCAATCAACACGCACGTCAGGATGCTGAAAAGCTGGGTGGTGCCTATGGTATCAAGCCAGGGGTAGAAATTCTACCTGCTTCCAGGGGGGGAGATACTGAGTTGAAAGCTCTTGCTTCTGCTCAAGATCCAGCTACTGGTGAGAACAGTAGTTTTTAAGGCGTAATCTTGGGGTTGGCAAAGTCATTAGTGTCAATCAACACATTGTTGAAAACATGAATGTCTTTAACCAGCCCCCTGATAACACCTTGCCTTGCTGTAGTTAATCTAAGTAAACTATCTGCAATTTCTTTTAACTGGCTTACGGAATTACATTCTTGAATTAAACGTCTAATCTTTTCTTCCCAGAATTTATCATCAAGTGACGGTTCAATTTCAAACTTACTCAACGGCACGTAATTTTCTTCCATAGCAATTACATCAACATTCAATTCTAATTACAAGAATACCAATGAAACATGAAGAGAAGGTAGCAATTGCTACAGGAGCTGCTGTGTTCTTGATTGCTGGGCCCATTGCTGCTATGGTAAACACCCCAGTCATTTTTGGGACACTGGCATTGGGAGCCTACAAGCTTACCAAAGCTGCCTATGAAAAATCAAAGCCGCCCATCAACGGCAACAAATAAATTAATTACAACTCAACAATGACAACCAACACAATCATTAACGAAGGCAAGGTACAACTTGCTGAACTTAACACCGCTCAAGCATCTATTTATTCCAGGTCCAATATTAGAAGGGCTCATCCAGAGTTTGATGATTCAGATATTGGTGGTATCTATTTGAATACAACAAGTGTTCTTGTCGTCCGTAAGGACGGCACTGAACAGAGCTATGACCGTACTCAAGTTATTCAGGCGTACCAGCAGTACACTCATCGGCTTAAAGATTTCTTTTCTTATCTTGGACCTAACTATCGTGGCCCTTCCATTTGGCACAACAACGCGTACATCATGTTCAAAGGCTGGCACCACAGTCATAAACTGGGACACCTTTCACAAGCGGCGATGCTTCAACGTGCGTGGGCTGATAAGTTCATCCATATATCGGATAAGGAGCGATTGGTTTCACTACTCCAGTCTGATCAAACTGACATTGGGCATTTGGTTGCCCCTGATGGTTTCCAACAGGCTGCTCGCACCTTTGATTTTGATGCTCCTGAATCAGAGGAAGAGAATGCAACTGATAGCACTGAAGAGTGTGCGCCGGAACCGTACTGTTCTTGTGGAAGTTTTCAAAAGCAACTAAATAACTTGTCTGAGTTCCAGGCTGAGATAGAGGGTTACAAACCTTGGTGTATTCATTTAACATGGATGCAACGATATCGTGAACTCCTTGTTAAACGTACACAAGTTCGTGATGAATGCTGTGGACAAACGTCAGACAAGGCAACAGCTTGGTGGTATGCACCCCCAGAAGGTAAAGAGTCAAAGGGTCGGTTTCTTGTTTTATACACTAAGCATGGCTCGATGGCTCCGCTTAACGCATGGCGTACCTACAAACCAAAAGAAATCTTTACACAAGATGACGCCTGGAATTTATTTGATAACATGTTAGGGAATGGTTTTGTTCCATTCCCTGGCAATGCTCTTCCACAACTTTCTCACGCATGGAAACAAAAAACTACAATGACTACTTAATGCAATGTAATCCAGATTCAATTTTCAAATTGGAGATTGAACTTATAGATGAAGAAGATGGGTCTGGTACTATCCACATTACGTGGGATGAAACAGACCCTGAGTTGAAATGGTGGACCTCAATGGGAGAAACTCTTCAACAACTATTTATTCTTGAATCATTAACCACTGCTTGTAACAACGCACTTAAAGAACATGGCACTTGACACCTACGGCTTACCTGAAGAGCAGTACTTAGAGATTTTTAAAGACAAATCTTTGTTTGTATTAAAAGCATTTGCTGCAATGTTAAGTGTAGCTGATGAAAATGACATTAAGTTAAAAGTATTTACCGATAAGTTTCTCTGGGATATGTTCCAGGAAATTGCATACTCGACAGATGAAGAAGCACGGCTAACTCAGAAAGAATTAGATCCAGAAGAAGTTAAAAAACGGCAATACGATTCTATTATTGTGCCTTCACGTGAAGATTTAATGGAAGAAATTAAATCAGTTAATGCAAAAATTGAAGCACTAACTGATTACATATCTGTTTTTATTCAAGGACATAATCAATAAGATAACGTCCTAAGCATGACGCTAAACTGCTTACACCACAATTCATTTACTTAATATGTTTGAATCAATCTTTGGTTTTATTTTTCCGACCCTTCGAGATTTACTTTGGACAGCATGCGCAGCAATACTGGCTTACATGGTAAATAAAATCACCAATCAATTTGCTTAACATGAATTTAACTAAAACCAAACAAGTTACTACCACTAAATTAAACACGTTAACAATCTTAAAACTTTATGAACATTATGGTGCCCTGGAAAACTCTCTTCCTTTGCTTACTCCTGAGTCCCAAGAGTTGGCTAAGTCTGAGCTGGAACAATGCGCCAATCTTCGATCTGAAAAAATAGATCGATTGTATTATGCGTGGGCGCACCACGAAGATGCAGTAGAGCGAGCCAAAAAAGAACAAGAACTTTTGTTGGCTGCACGTAAACACCATGAAGCCCAAGTCAACAAAATTAAAAATTTAATTAATTGGTTGCGACGATCTGCACCATTGGATTCAAATCGAATCCTTGGTAAAGATTATGAGTTTGTGCTTAGTAAAAAACGTGAGCTCACTGTTGATGTAACAATTCCTATTGAAGAGTGGGATGAAACAGACCTTAATGATTTTTGCATTAAGCAAATTGTCACCACTACAAAAGAAACTGTGGTAACTTCAATGGGTGGGGACATCATTGAAATTATTTCTACCCCTACAACCAAGACTGAAATTATTCCAAATGCCAACAAGCTCCGCAATGCTTATCAAGAAGGACAACGAATTCCCCAAGGTGTCAAAATCTGTCAAGACTACAACATCAAACGAAATCGAATCGTCCACACCAGTGGAATGGGAAATCTTTCATCCCAATATCCAGAAGAGTTTTTACCAGAACTTGAAACCACCAACTGATCTTGATGATGCACATATTATGTGTCGTTGTCATGAACAAGCTGTAGATGATTTTCAACTACAGATTGAAATGGTAGAACTTGAGCTGGCAATGCTTTGTGATAATGGAGAACCACTTCCATACAACGAATCAAAAGCGCAAGAGCTTGAGGAAAAAAAATTAAAACTATTTGGAGGAAAACGATTCCATCAAAACTCTCGTAACGCTTATTGGTTTTACTTGATGAAGAGTAAAAACTAGTAAGGATAAACTAAAGAAAATGTAGTAGGGCGCCATGCTTGGAGATGAGTCATTAGTCAGATTGGTTGATGCATTCACCCAAGGTGGCACCCCTTTACCTGCGTTGATTGGCAACAAGATGGAGTGGCAGGTTACGGTGCTTACCGCTGCCATGCTCGCTAATGAAAGCCTTGCAGCCTCCATGACTGCTGAGGAAATGGTAGATGCTTCAATCAATTACACACATGTAATCCAAGAACGTTTGGGGTATTACCAGCAAAACAAAATGCATTCTCTTGAACGCCTGTTAGAAAAGTAAACAATTAATGCAGTGCTTTAAGGGAAATACTGCTATGGTTGTGGGGTCCCTCATTCCTAGTAATGAAATCCGATCCCAAGACTATTGTCAGTCTTAATGTTTCCTTTGAAATTGATTTAGAATATGATCCATTCAAAGGACGTTCCCTTAAACAACTCATTCGTTTGTTTGAAGATGATTTGATGGATGCGTTAAACGAACTGCGTCCAGAAATTCAAGAAGTTTATCACCTCCACACAAAAACAGATTCTAATGTTTGACAATTTTACTTATCAAGATGTTCTTAACAATTGGGATGTTGTTAAAGAACAACAAAAAGCTGACTTTATGCAACATCTTTATGAAGTGTACAAACCAGCCAACCATTGTTTTACAGGATTATGGGAACGTTTTTGTTTAACAGAAGCAGGTCCAATTTGTAGAGATAAGTATTTTGAAATGGTTGCCGCTGTAAAAGAATACGAACAGTTACAACGCATACAAAAAAACAGTTGACATTATTCAGGCCCACTGCCAAGATGGGCCTGTTACTTAATTAAAATTATGAATAATCAAACCATTGATACCACGCTAAAAAAGTTAATACAACATCTTGACTTAACTTTTATTTCATATGTTGGTTATCCAGCAGATGAAACCATTCCTTACCCCGAAGAATTTGCTCGGGGTTACCACACATGTATTGAGGACTTAATCAATGAAATTAAACGAATCGGACTTGCAACAACAGTACCCAGCCACCAGGAGATTGGGGAATCCTGATACAGCAGCCGCTGGTGATGCTAAAGATTTACGTGAAACTTTTCAATACACATCTAATCTAATGTCATCTATTAAAGAAGAACAAGCTTACGATTCATTGGTAGATAGTTTTTCTGATTGTCTTGTTGTTGCAGAAGAAGATTTAACAGCATTGCAAATTACTAAGGCATTTACCACTGCTGTGCAAACTCAAATTGATTACCACCACACACATCAAGAACTCTATCAATGTATCTTGGATATATTGCAATGAAATTAAGTGACGCTGTATGGGTATGCCATGAATGTGGTGTAAAGCATGGTGGCTGGTACCAGGGGGATGGGTATGTAGGGCCTAGCAAGCACTGTGCCACATATCATGAGGGTACTTGTGATGTCTGCGGTAACAAAGATGTTGCCGTAACTGAACCAAGAGATTATGGTTATTTAGTTTAAATAAAGTTCAAATAGAATAAAAGAAATGTTACAAGTAAATGCCGTTATACAGAGATCCAGCTACACAAAATTTGTATGAAGTTATTAAAGTTGCCACAATCAGTGGTCAACCGTTAGAAGTACAAACTGTTAGTGGGCATCCTGTCCAAATCACGCCGGCAGGAACAACGGCTGGTGATGCGTTTGGACGGTTGCGTACGTCAGCACCACTAACTCTTTTTGATTCAAGCCATCGGTATCAAGACAATGGGTTGTGGTCCACTGCCACTGGCGTGTCTGCAGATGCTACGTTCAGTGCAAATGAAGGGCTTATTGCTTTAAACGTTCCTACTACATCTGGTAGTTTTGTTACCAGAGAAACAACAAGGGTGTTTTCGTATCAACCAGGGAAATCCCTGTTGGTGCTTTCAACCTTTGTGATGAATGCAGCAAAAGAAAACCTAAGACAAAGAGTTGGATACTTCAATACCGCTAACGGTCTTTACCTGCAACTCAATAATTCAACGCTTAGTTTTGTTGAACGTGATTTCGTTACTGGTTCTGTAGCAGAAACAGTTGTTAATCAAGAGAATTGGAATGTAGATAAGTTAGATGGCAATGGGTTGTCTGGGTTGACCTTAGACATCACTAAAGCTCAAATCCTTTGGTTTGATATTGAATGGCTGGGACTAGGTACCGTACGTGCTGGGTTTGTAATCAACGGACTATTTGTTCACTGTCATTCTTTCCACCATGCAAACATAATTAGCTCTACTTACATCACTACGGCAAGTCTTCCGTTGCGTTACGAGATTACCAATTTAAATACAACTGCTTCTGCTTCTACCATGAAGCAGGTTTGTTCAACAGTTATTTCAGAAGGTGGGTATGAACTGCGCGGGGCACAACGTTCAGTCGGAACTCCTGTTAGTACTCCTAGGGATTTGACTGCAACAGGTGTGCAGTATCCCGTCGCATCTTTGCGTTTAAAAGCATCTCCTGATCGATTGGATGCCATTGTTATTCCTACGGCAATTAACGTTGTTGGTTTAGGAAACAATGCTTATTTTCAATGGCGTCTTCAGCAAGGTGCCACAACTTCAGGCGGTACTTGGGACAACGTAAGTTCAAGCTCTTCTGTTGAATACAACCTTAGTGGTGTCAGTAGCAGCGGTGGAGTAACCCTCGCAAAAGGATATGTTTCTTCTACAACGCAAGGAACCAGTCCAATTACTATTTTAAAAGAGGCGTTGTTTCAATTCCAGTTGGCACGCAATGGTTTAACAAGTACCCCTGAAGAATTATCAGTACTTGTAGAAACTAAAACAGCAGGTCACGATGTGTTGGTTTCTTTTGACTGGGAAGAAATCAGTCGTTGATAAGCCCTGATAAACTAGAAACATTGGTAAAAACTTATGTATACCCCTGGTACTCAACAGGTTGCCCAACCTCAAACCCCTCCTATGCAAGGAGTGCCGCAACCGCAAGATAAACCTAAGGCACCTGGTAAATCAAAAGGAAATGACATTGGTGGTTTTATTCAGCAGCTTATTGGATTAACTGCTTATGTGCACCAGCTTCAAGTGCAAAGCCATTTGATTCATTTCAATTATGAAGGATCAAACTTTTTGGGTGTGCATAAATTCTTTGGTAAACAATACGAAGCACATCAAGATCAATTTGATAAACTCGGAGAGTTTATTAGGTCCATGGATTATTTACTTCCTATGTGCCACAACGGCTTGATGGATGCCAGTCCTGAATTCAAGCACTGCACTAGTTATAAAGGAGCTGACATGCTTGGTACCTACTATAAAAATCTTGAGGAGCTTGGCATGAAAACTAAAAAGCTAGAGGCTATTGCTGCCAAGGTCGGTGCCATTGATATTCAAAATTATATGGCTGAGTTAGCAGGTGAAGGATTTAAAGCGGCATGGATGGTTAAGGCTACATTGAGGAATAGTTAATGGATATTTTTCAAAATCTTTTAAATAAAATTAAAGCTGGTTATAAAGAAGCAGATAGAAAAACTGGTGGTTGGCTCCCAGGTGGTGGTGTTGCTTCTCCTTTAACACGTGCAAAACAAGAAGGAGAAAGAAAAATGGCTGCTCAAATAATTAATCAAAGGGAGCCGAATTTACCTGGTAGATTTGCAACGTCAGGTCCTTTATTAAATGCAGTGCGTGCTACAGCAACGGCAGGTGTAAATCCTATTGGTGTTGTAATGGGAGACACTAAACAAGTTAAAAAACTTGCAGACTATTATCAACAAAACCCAGACGTTGCCAATCAATATGATTTAAATACAAACATGTTTCTTCGTTATATTTCGGGAGTTGGTTCTAAAGGGTTGCAAATACCAGAAAATGTAGGTCGACAAATCTATCAAGATATACAAGAACAAAAAGAAAAGTTTCTTGACCCAAAACAACGAGAAAGGATTTTTGCCCTTCCTTCTTCTGTTAATCCTCCTGGGTTTAAAGAAAATCTTTTAACAGCTAAAACTCCTGTCTATTACCAAGGGCACACAGAAGCTCTTGTACCGTCTTTTGGAGTATTGCCTAAAAATGTAGGTGAGCGTTGGCAGTTGGATAAGTCACTTGGATCTTATTGGGCACAACCTGGAGAAGGTCAAAACTATAATATCACTGATCGATATAATTTTATGTACGCACCAAAAGCTAAAGAAGGCGGTGAAGTAAAATTACCTGAACGAAAAGGGCTTGCTGGATTTACTGCATTTATGGGGCAACAACCTTTGGCAAACGTCGGAAGAAATCTTGTCAAAACTGGATATGGCACCCCATACACAACAAACTTAGAGGTTACACCAGAAGGCAAAGTAATCGTTCGTTAATCTTCCCAATGCTCAAGCCTGTTGTAGTTGCAACAAAATAGAAATATCTTTTAAAACTGTTTTGGGAACAAAATAAGCGGGTCGCCCTCGTGCGGGATCTGCCCAAAATTCTTCTTTCATACCATCTTTTCCGTAGCACCAGCCGTGGATAAGTGTCTGTTTATTTTCAATTGTCACCAAAACAAATCGCTTATCTGGGTTTTCATTTCGTTGAATGATTAAATCATATGTATGTTTGCTTCTTGTTTTAACATCTATGTTACCGGGCAAATCTACACTGTTTCTATTTGCTTCTTTTTCTAAATATAAAAAATTTTTTAAGTTTAAATAAGAAGCTACTGCCATTTCTCCTGCTGCTCCAAGTAAATGAATCTTTAATGCTTCTGATCCTACTGAAGCGCCTTTATTGCGACCTTTAAGTTTTTTTGTTTCATTAACTTGTTGCCGACGTTGGCCTTCTTGTAGTGCTTGTTGACGCTCTTCGTTTGAAAAAACAAAAGTAACGGAATGATGCATTGAGCAAATTAACAAGCTGCAAGTAGTATAACAATTTAATTAGTAAAATATTGTTTAACTGTGTCGATAGACACAGGGGTAAAATTGTTGACTTCTACGCAGGTGTTGAAGTAAAGGGGATCAGGTTTACCTTCGTGCATCACATGGTGAATATGCAGATGACCATGAACACATCCTTTGTACCTGCCTTCAAAAGAATCACGATGCACAGGGATGTGACAAAAAATTAAATTGTCTTTAAAGTGACAGCCTCGTATGTCTGCAAAGTATTGTGTATAATCGCGCAATTTAAAAATGTCGTGATTGCCACGAATAAGAATTTTTCTACCGTTGAGTTGATCAAGAATTTTTAAACCACTCCGGGCAATAGCTACGTCACCCATGTGATACACGGTGTCCTTTGGGTGTACAACTTTATTCCAGTTATCAATAATGGCTTGGTGCATCTCATCAAGCGATTCAAATGGACGTATGCGGCTTCCATCTGGGCCCAGGAAGGTCAGGCTTTTTGTGTGCCCAAAGTGAGTGTCACCTGTCACAAAAGATGCCATGAGCCTGTCATGTGGTCATTAATAGTTTAGTCGTCTGCGGGGGATTCGAACCCCCACCGCCGAGCCTTTTGAAAATACTGGGTCCAGTATCCAGGTAAGTGGCCGCCCTATCCTATTGGTTCGCAGCAGACGATAACAAAAAATCTCGGTTTCTCACGCCGAGATCTGGAAGTCCATACCAGTTATTCGGGGTTTACATTGAGGAGACGGGATTCCTCGCAAGTATTCTAGATTACTTTTTCTTTGCTGCGGCTTCTTTTTTCTTCATAATCATTTCTTTAAACTTGTCACGTGCTTCAGTTTGTTTGGCTGATGCGCCGCCTTTACCCTTGGTAGGAACAGCTTTGCTTTTACCCATGGGGGGTTTGGGTTTGCCTACAGGTGCTTTTTTCTTTTCCATGGTGTATTAAAAGCTATTACAATTATACGTTATTTCTTTTGGGTGTAGTACCACGGGCAGTCCTGCTTGCTTTCTTTGCTGCTTCAGTGTTGGGTACAAATTGTTTACCTGTTTTGCTACCTGTTTTTTTCTTGGTATCAGTCTTCTGACGTTCTTCTTTTGACAGTGAAGCCCAGGCCTTTTCTGGGAGGTACCGTTTGGTTTGTCCTTTCTGAATAGCTTTATCGGCTGCCATTATTTTGACTCCTTATATTTCTTGGCCGCAGATTTAGCTTTGGAACGTTTCTCGTACTCATCTTTTGTTTGCCATTTTTCTTTGCCCCACTTAGTTAAATCTTTTTGCTTTTCAC